TTTCCATTTGCTCTTGGAAAGGTTGACTTGTGTAAACTTCCATCCCGCCGACTGTAGTTGTAGGCATAGAAGGGGGCGCAACGGTTTCTAAACCCAGAGAACTAAGCAAAGCGTTTGTGCCGCTGTATTGTGCTTGCGGGGCAACCGCCATGTATTGTGGAACATTTACTGGCCCTGCTGAGTATTGCATCAGCATTTGGTTAAGTAAAAAGTCCCTTGCTCGTTTTGTTTCTGGGTCAAGTTGCCCTGATTGCCCAGGCTTCCCAAACAAAAAATCAAAAACGCCCATTGTTTTACTCCGAAATCCTTAATGCTTTATAGCACATTTTCTTTTCCTTGACACCCCTAGCCGTGCATCCTCGTTATGGCAAGCGTTGTCGCTGGTGCCGCTGGGGCAAACGCTGTCGCCGCCCTAGCGTCCAAAAAGCCCTGTGTGCTGTCCACCGCCCACATCACTTGCAAGTAGTCGCCAGCAGCCACGTCAAACTTTGCGGCGCGTGACACAACGAGCGTTGCGTTGTTTTGGTGCAGAGCGTTGACCATAGTTGAGCCTGCCGCGTCTGTGCCGTTTAGCCTTGGCCAGAAGTAAAAGTTGACCGTGCTGGATGATGTCGAACTGATCTGCGCTGAGAACATCAACAGGTATTCGCCGCCCTCTGCGAAGACAATCTTCGTCGGGTCAGTGCCGTCAAGCGTGATGCCCTCGTTGCCTGTCGGCGTGTCATACTGGATCGCGTAAGCTGTATTAATCGCAGCCGCTGTTAAGTCTGTCGTGCGGATCAGGTTTGCGTGACCATCCTCTAAAACAATCTGCACGAACTCACCGTCTTTGGATACGACGGGATATTTGTTGGTGCGATCCCACAGAATAATGCCATCCTCAGAGGCAGAGCTATACTGATCCTTGGCATCTAGCTGATTGAGAGCCTTGCCCAGAAACTTACGGATATTCTCTGCCCATGCCTGAATGTCTGGCGTAAACGGTGGGACAATTCTCATCGCCGCCCACCTTGCCGCGCATCAAGTCGCATGATGCCAACGCGCCAATCTGCATCCTCTACGCCCTCGACCCGCATGCGAACCTGGCGACCTTGAAAACGCACAGACGTTGGATTGCTCATAGTGAACGGCCCATATTCGCGTTCCTCTGCGTTGGGGTAGTAGCGCGTCTTGAACTTAGCGTTTACATCGCCCTGCGTTTTTTCGTCAGGTATTAGCTCAACGACATTCATAATGCTGTCGCCTGTGCCAATGGCAATCGGGCCTGTTTCTGCATATGGCGTGTCTGATCCGTAGCTGTAGCCAATCTCATGCTCATACAGCGTCCCATCGCTTGCAATAAACATTGGGAAGCGGAACACGCCGCGATCAACACCCGCAGTGCGATCCATTGTGCCTGTCATCCAGATATTTTCCGCATAATCGTAGGCAACATAACGATCACACTCTGTGCTGTTTTCGCTAGGATAGAACCACCAGATTTCATTCCACGCGCTGTTGACCGTGCAGGATACTTTTGAACGCTGATCGTTATTCATGTCGCTAAAGACATAATCAGCAACTTCGCACGGCAAGTCCTGAACCCGACCACCTGAATACACAAAGAAGCCCCTGCGACCCATCCAGAACACGCCGTTATCAACGGATGCCGCAGCCTTCGCAGCGATCAATCCGCATGACGTGCCGACACGCTCAAAGCCATACACAAACGGCGGGCCTTGATATGTCATGCTGTGCGCATCTTGATCTGTAAGAATAAGCGACTGACCGCGTGTGCGTAACCCCGCTAGGATTTTACCGTTGGTCTGGATGTTAATGTCACCAGCTTGGTTTGTCGCTGCCGCAGTCCAAGTTGTGTTGTCCTCTTGGTCTGACCATTGGATTTTACGAGGATCACCGCCCGCGCCAAAGCACACAACAAAGCGTTCCTCAGTGACCATCATGCCAGTGCAGCTTGTGGGTGCGTTAGAGATAAGCGCAGCATCAGTTGCCGTATCCAACTGCCATTCGTATAGCTTTCCGTCCTCATCTGACATAGCCAAGAGGTATTCACCCCAGTTTTCCAACGACCATGTGGTAGCTGTCTGGATCGTTTCAGTGTCAGAACGCGGAATGCCGTATTCTTCGTTTCCGTAGAACCCACCACCAAACGCAGAGTTGATCGTCGCATCAACGCGACCCGCAGTTAATCCTGAAGGCGTTATGTCTGTGGCTGTGCCGTTGGCATTAATTGCATAGAGGCTGTTATATGTTCCCGCTGCGATCTGGCGTGTGCCATCGTTTTCTTCCCACGCAATCATGCTGCGCACAACGCCGTTTAAGTCAACACTGCCTCGCTGCCGCCATCCACCGATAGGACGTAAAGCATCTTCATGCCAGCGCACCAGGTTAATATCACGCCAGCGTCCTTGGGACATATAATCAGTTCCGTTGCGATACTGACCTTTCGGGATTTGCAAAGGAATTAGTGGCATGGCACCACCTATGCATTCAGAGCGTCAAGGTCATCCCAAACACGTTGAGCATGTGCAGCCGCGTCGAAAGCAACAGTTGCATCTGGATCATTCGGGTCTGGGTCTGTCCAGCTATTCGCTGTCGCTTGTGTTGATAGGTATGTCTGCAAGTCTGCTTGTGTGGCTATGACTTCAATAGCATCAGATGTGTCAACGCCATCCGCTGAAATGCCAATCATAATCCAATCTTGCGGGGATGCAGTGCTTGGGTCTGCAACCGCATACATGCCGCCTGTTGATTGTGGGACGCCAAACTTTAGCCAAGCTGGGATAGTCCCATCAGCTTCAAGTCTGTATTTTACAACTTTATGAGCCATCAGTTTGATCCTCTATTTGTGGTATATTGGTTAGTGATGTTTCGTCTAATATAGCAAAACCACGGCTTTCTGCAAAGTCGCTAGGGCAGTGCGCCCATTTCTCTGCACAAGCCTCTAGCCACTGCACCGTGTGGTGATGCTCTGGTGCCTTGCCTTGCTTGATTAGCTCGTTTTCCCATTGAAGGTAGGAGTAGACTTCCGCTTGCGCCTGTGCCGCGTTGATGCCCAAATCAAACACATAGATTAAGTTCCCCTCGTCTATGTTGCCGCCACGGCTACGCGCTGCATTAAGAGCCTGTTTCATGCAAGTCATAATGTGGTATTTGACCTCTTCACGCTCGTAATCCTCTTCGGTCAACTCTTCTTTGCCGACTTTTTTCATCAGGTTTTCATACTGATTGCTAAAGAAGTTTAGCTTGCGAACCGCACCTTCGACGTAGCCACGGGATGACGCGGCTTGCGCTTCCATCTCGTTAATCTTTACCTCTAGCATTTCGCGCTCTAGGTCATCTGTCTCTTTTGACAGCTTGCGTTCTAGCTTCTTGAGTTTGACCTCGTTCTTCTTCATGCGGAAGTAGCCCTCTTGCAGGGCTGACTTGGTTTTCTCAATCTCCGCAAGTGTGTGCTTAATAGAACGAATAGGCGTGATTGCAGTGACGTCTAGCGTCACCGACATCATCTGCGAGTGCGACTTGTAGAAGTTGCTAGACGCTTGGCGTATTGCAGGGGCTTTCTCCGCAATGTTTGCCAGCATAGATTTATATTCAGGCTTCGCCGCTGGAAGCTGAATGTCTATGTCTTGCGTGACTAGATGTGTTTCTTTTGCTGTATCTTTTGGCATATTTAATCCGCTGGTTTATAGCTACACGTTACGTCATCAAAAACATAATTTTCTAACTCTGGTATGTCTGTGTTTTCTAGCAAGTTAGCCCAATCTGCTTTTACCTGATTTTGTTTTTCCAACTTTTCGGCGGGTGTCATATCTTGAACGTGCCAAACATCTTTATACTTACCGTCAACAATGGCATATTCTAACCCATTATGTGGGAAAGCTATCGCAATATTGCCACCAACACTTTCATTGAACTTTTCATATGGCCCAAGATCAGGCGGTTCAACTCTTTCAAATTCCATCCAACCATTAGGCGCACCATTATCAAAATTATGGCTTGGATAAAGTTGTCTTAGATTGGCCTCAAAGTGAGGATGATCCACAAACATATTGTTTTCATCTACTTTAATATACAGCTTTTCCATTATTCATCTGCCGTTCTAGTTGATGGAAATTGTCTATCTGCACCAGGCCAAATAATTCGAACTGCACCATTTGCATATGGCGTTCCTGATGTTAAAGAGCTACCGTTTGATGACCCTGAACCACCGCCATAGAGACCACCTGGGGTATCTGTTCCTGATCCGCCACCATTTGCGCCCCCTGATCCACCGTTTACATTGCTTCCTGTAGCTTTCGATGCACTTGAACCTTCACCTAAAATTCCAACACCGCCACCGCCATACCCGATGCGATAGTCGCTCCCGATGTAAGACGCTCCGCCGCCACCCGCACCGCCAGTTCCCGCCGTATGGTTGTTGCTATTTCCACCATTGCCACCAGCA